CGTTCGCGTCGCCGTAATCGCCCATGCTCCCGATAGCCGCGCCGGCTGAGTCGATGACCACGAGCACCGTGCCTCGCTTGGCGATCTCCACTGAGAGCTGCTCCGCGTCATCCGCGAGGGGCGCGGTGCAACGTCGGTAGGCGATGCGGGGAGGATCGAAGCCCATGCCGGTCGCGATCTTGCGGATCCGGTACTTGACCGTCTTGGCGTTGGTCTCCCAGTCGAGGTAGAGCACCGGGCCGGTCATGGCCGGCGGGATGCCCGGGACGATCTCGCGACCCAGCTGGATGCTGAGTGCCAGGGCGAGAGACAGGTAGCTCTTGCCCGTCCCTCCCGGGGCGTAGAGCACGGTCGGCTCTCCTCGAGGGGCGATCGGGTCGAGGGCGTAGGCGCGAAACTCCGGGGCCTCGTTCCACCCGTCGATGTCGACGATGGGCTCGCCCCGGGCCTCCGCGATCAGGATCTCGACGTAGGACCGTTCGATGACGTCTTCCCAGTCGATGAGCTGGGCGCCCTCGTCGTGAGTGCGGCGCTGCAAGGTCCGGGCGAAGTCCATCCGGCCCTTCGGCGCGGAGAGGTTCTGGCGGCCCATCGAGAGCTGCGAGCCCTTGAGGTTGAGCCCCGGCAGGGTGCAGGTGATAAGCACGTCCGCGGTCACGTCGCTCGACCGATGCTTGAGCTTGCTGAAGGCCAGCTCCACCTGCTGATCCGGCCAGGTGATGAGGTAGCCGAGCCCGCGCTTCTCGAGCCGGAAGTCCTTGGATATGGCCCGGTCGACGAGCCGGACGCGGGCCAGCTCCGTCGTCGCTCGCTCGATCGCCTCTTCGACGTCGTTGCCGTCCTCGTAACCGATAGCCGCGATCTTGCCGGCAGCCCCGATTAGACGACGGAGCACGGCCTTTCGCTGGACGAGCTTGGCGTATTGCGCAGCTTGGACTGACGTGGGGGTATCACTTCCGAGCGTCGAGAGGTAGCCGGACCCGCCGACCGCCGCCAACTCCCCAGCTCTCTCCAGCTCCTCCGACAGCGTGACGATGTCAGCCGGCACGCCTCGCTTGTAGAGCCGGACCATCGCCGAATAGATCAGGCCATGCCCTCGGCGGTAGAAGTCCTCCCCGCCGTCGCTGAGGAAGTCCATGACCTCTGCGATCGCGGTCTGGTCGATCAGGATGGAGCCGAGCACCGCGGTCTCGCTGTCGAGGCTCTGGGGCGGGAGCCGGTCAGCCGGAGGTTCGTCTGGTGGCCGGCGTGCCGGCGCGGTCATCGGGACATCATGAAGCGGGCGCGGATCTTGCGGACCTCCACCGCCAGATCATTCCGGCCGGCCATCTCCAGGCGGTTCTCAGCGGACTTGAGCGCCTCGGTAGCCTTCAGGTATTCGTCCTGCCGTTGGAGTGCCTCAGCGTCCGTCTGAGCGGCGCCCAGCTCGATGTCACGGAGCAGCCCGTTAAGCGGTGCGCGGCCGGTGATGTTGTCGGAGCGGATCGGGTTCGCCATCGTCGTCGTCCCTTTCGTCATCGAACGCTAGACCGGAGAGTCTACTCCGGCGCCTTCCTTCTGCGCGATGTAATCGCGGATCTTCTGGCGGTACTTGGATGTCTCGACGCTGTAGCTGTTCGAGTGGTAGCACGCCAGGACGGAGTGCCGGCGGTCCAGTATCGGCTTATGCCCGCCTAGACCTTCCTTGACGTGCTCGAACGTCATGAGCTCCACGGCGTTCCAGGGGATGACCTCGCCGGCCCATTGGCCTTTGCAGACATGCCCGGGGACGAGCTGGGCCAGGACGCAGCCGCGGTCGCGGGCCCGGATGTGCTCGATCTCGATCGCCCTCTCGGCCGGCGTTTGCTTTCGGGGCTTGTCGGCGCGGCGGGTGCCAGCCATGACGAGGCGGCTCACGTGAGCTTCGGCAGGTACGGCCACTCGCGCCGGATGTTCTCCGGCGTGCCCTTCCGGGCGAAGTAGGCCTCCAGGCTGGCCCGCTGGGCGAAGCACCAACCGATCTGGAGCTCGTGGAGCCGCTCCGGAGTCAGCCCCGCGATGCCCGGGTCGGCCATCTGGCGCACCGCTATCCGCGCGGCCATCAGAGCATCCGCATAGGCGCCGTGAGCCGTTCCTTCAGCGGGGACGTGGTAATGCTCGGCCACGTCGACGAGCTTGCGTGAGCCCCGTCTGAACTGATCCAGCTCTTTGTCGATGACGAACGGGTCGATGACCAGGAGACCGTCGAAACTCAACCCGACGCCATGACGCCGGCACTCTCGGTCCAGGACAGTCAGATCGAACTGCGCGTTGTAGATGACCAGCGGGATTGGAGTCACTGCGGCGACCAGGACGGCCCGGGCGATCTCATCCAATGCCTCGAATGGGTCCAGGCCGAGCGCCGCCGTTGCATCGTCGATGCCATGAATGGCGGTCGCCTCGGGTGGGATCGGTATTCCCGGGTCAATGAGCCAGTCCTGATTGATGGCGTGGAGAATATCGGGGCCGCGCTGGATGATCGCGGCAGAGACGATCCGGGCCTCCTCCGGGTCCGGGGAAGTCGTCTCCAGGTCGAGAGCCATGAGGCGATCGGTTGGGTTCATTCCGGCACCAGGATCGTCGCGGCGAGGCTCCAGCGTTCCGCGTCGGACAGATCGGGCAGGGCCTTGTTGAACCGGAGTCGCGCCTGCGAGCTACAGAACCCGAGATTGACGCCGTGCTCTTTGGCCATCGCCGTGAACTCGGCCAGGGTCATCCGGTCCTCCGGCGTGGCAGGCTCAACCAGCTCGCCCTCAACGACCTCCACTGACGCCCGCGGCGGGTCCGGGATCGTTGAGCCGGGGCCGATCTGGCGCACCTCCTCGCCTGATCCGAGCACCTGCTGGGGAGTCAAGTCCGGGATCTCCAGAACCGGGACGATGAAGTCTCGACGCTCCTCGCCGGGGCGCTTGACGATCCGGCGCTCAATCCGGAGCTGCGCGTTCACCGCGTAACCCTGTAGCGTGGCGGCCTCGAGCAGATCGGCCATGCCGCCCAGCTCCACCGCGGCAAAGTAGCCGTGGCTCTCCAGCCTCCACATCCCGACACTCGGGAGCTTCGGCAGGAGCACGCGCAACCGGGACGTCGGCTTGCAGGCCAGGCCCTTCTTGGCCAGCTCAGACCGCTCTTGCGGGTCGGATGGGCAGAGGCAGCGCCCGCGGGTGAGCTCCTCGAACTCGCCATTGCATCGGCGCTGACAGCCGCCGGCCGCCCAGAGCTCGAAGCTGGACTCGTAACCGTTCGGCGGGATCATTACCTCAAGGAACGGCGCGGTGATGACGACCTCCCACTGGCGGCCGGTCTGCTGCTCCGGGGCGCCCTCCCAGATCCCCGGCTGGCCACCGTAGACATCGGCGGCGGCGCGGATCGCCGTCTCATCGCGGGATGTCAGCCGGAACGTGTCGAGCTTGGCCGGGCGGTACTTCGTGACGCCGTCCTTCTGGTACGGCTCTTGAACGCCCATCCGGATGCGGCCGACCTCCCGGATCTGGGCCTGGATGGTGACTATTCGACGCGGCTTCATCGAACGCTCCTCTTCAGACTATCGCTCAGGTCCGGCATGATCCGCTCACCGATCACTCGGGCCGACAGGCCCCTCGGATGCAACGGTGAGGCAAGGTGGAACCGGGCCACCTCGCAGACGTTCAGGAACAGCGCGAATACCTCATCCGAAACGTCGGTGCCGTCCGGGAGGCGGTTGAGCCACTTGAAGGTGTAGTCCTTGTCGGTGAGCCAGAGCACCGCGGTCCGGTCCATCTTCGGCATCGGGATCGCCTGGCCATCAGGCAGCCCGATCCAGTCGGCTCGTCGATAGGCCTCCGTCTGGAGAGCCACCTCCGGGTACACGGCCTTGTCGCCGCTCTTGTAGTCGGTGCAGATCGAGACCCACTTCCCATCGACGGGGATCTCGATGCCGGCGTCAGAGGTGCCGGCGTAGCCCAGATGGCTGAATACGCTGGCCTCGGTGTAGAGGTAGCGCGGGCCGAAGTCGTTGACCCAGCGGACAAAGTTGTCCATCCGCGGGGCGATCCACGGCTCGTACTTCGGGATGCGATCGGGCGGGATGAAGAGCCGGCCGTCAGCGTTCGTGTCGCCTGAGCGGATCAGGTCCGAGATCAGGTCGACGATCAGGTCCTCCGCCTCAGCGTGGACGGCGGAGCCGCGGTCACCGGCATAGTCGCGGTGTCGGGGAGCTGCGCCCTTGAGGTAGCGCAGACCCAGCTCGTCCTCGGTCATGTCGATGGCCCGGTCGATCGACGTCAGATCGCCGCCCTCTTGGAGATCGGAGATCCACGTCAGGCCCCGGCTCGCCCACTCGCGGAGCATCGTTCGGGCACTGCGCCGGTCATGCTCGCTCATGTCGGTCCAGACGAGCTCCGCGACCATCTTGGCGTAGTGAGCGTGGAGCCACTTCGGCATCCCGCCCGACAGGAGCGTGGTCACCGAGTAGAACTCCCGCCTGACCGGGCCGGGTACGAAGTCCGGCCAGGGGAAGTCCCAGGTGTAGGTTCGATCGCCGGACTCACTCGTTCTTGCGAGTGCCGGTCCCAGGATGCGGCGGGTCATCGGACCGCGTCCGTGATCTCGCGCTGATGGTCGTAGGCCACCGTCATCTTCGCGTCGTTCGTCGTCACTTTTCGTCACCTCTTGAGGAGTGGGGCCAGGAGCGTAACCCCTGGCAGGTTACATGTCTAGCGAACCACTGGCTCCTCGGTCTCCCAGATCCTCACGCCAGGGATGGAGACTATGCCGCCTCGCACCGCCGCGCCGATTGCGACTTCATTGACCGTCCAGTATTCCGCCGGTATCTGGGCCCGATCGGTTATCTCGAAACGTCGAACGGTCCGGAAGCCGACGTTTCCTTGGGTGCGGGCGGGCATCGGGACGCTGGGCATGAAGGCCGGCGGGGCGGGCGGCTCAAGACCACGCTCCGCGGCTCGTTCGACCGCCCGCTCCTGTCGGGCCTCGGCCAGCTTGCGGAGCCGTTCTTCTTCGGCCCTGGCGGCGGCCACGACATCAGCCCGATACTTCGCGGTCTTGCGAGCCAGGATCGTGTCGGCCTCCGACGCCGGCCCGGCCATCGCCTTGAAGTGGGCGTTGATGACCTTCACCTGATCGTTCAGCGGGCCCACGAAGCGGATGCGCAGAGCCTCCACCTGCTTGACGGCCTTGCGGGCTCGGCTGAGGAGCTCCAGGGCGGACGTGTTTGTGGTCTCGTCGACGATCTCCAGATCCCTCGCGGTGTCGGCGATCGTCCGGGCAGCGGTATCGGCCTCTTGGACTTCGGCGTCGTCGAGGTAGGGTGCGATTGCGGCGTCCATTGGTCTACTGGTCTCCTCTCAGGGCCGCTCGGTAGCGGGCCTTGATCTCTGCGGTCGGGGAGTCCTGCTCCTCGATCCGCCCGAAGTATTGGCGGCTGATGCCCATGCGCTTCGCCACCGTTGCCTTGTTCAGTCCGGCGGCCTCGCGATCCCTCGCGAGATCGGCGCCGGTTGCCATGTCGGCTGCCAGTCGCAGCTCCCGAATTGCCGAGTCGAGATCACGCGGGATGCCGGGGCCGATCCATCGGGCGCGGGCCTCGAGGACGTGGTGGATTGCCAGGGTGATCGGATCGGTGATACTCACTCTCCACCTCCAAGGGCTCGGTCCAGGTCGGCGAGAGCGGCGCGGAGAAGCTCGGCTTGGTATTGCTCGACTGCCTTCCGCGCTACTTCGGCATCGTGAGCTTCGGCAGCGGAGGCTAGGTCGGCGAGGGACTTCTCAGCTTTACGCCAGGTGCAATTGCCCTTCTCGTGCCAGGTCAGAGGGTCGGCGCAGAATTTGCATTGCGAGCCGTCATCCACCCGGAGACGGTAGGTGTCGGCGCCCAATACCTCGTCCAGCGCCTCTACCAGCGTGGCGATCTGTGCGGCCTGGTCGGCTCGGGCTTCGGTTTCGATGGCGAGGATGGCCCGCTCCGTCGCTTCGGTAATCCGCTGACCGAAGAGTTGACCATGCTCGCCGTCAGGTTTCTGACCGCCTACAGCAAGGTCGAGATCGGCCAGCAGTTCCCGCCCGGCTTGGGTCGTGGGCTCGTTCATCCAATGAACCTTCCGCGGAGGAGGATCTCTTTGCGAGCCCGGCGGAGGATGATCCCGTCGATGACCCGGTCCAGAATCTTGATCCTGACCGGGTGCCCTACGAGGTAGTCGGCCGGCCAGGTCTCCTGAGCGCGGAGCCGGATCTCGCGGTCCACGTCGGTCGGCAGGCCGAAGGCTGAGCCCGGGGCCGAGATGGTGAACTCCAGGGTCTTGCCGTGTGCCGGCGGGCGCTCATCGGTCAAGTCTGCGTGAGGTATCTCGAAGTGGGTCACGACGGGAAGGTGGCTAATTACTCGTCTCACGGCGTTTCTCCTGTCTGGGGCCGTCTGACGGGCCCTCAGTGGCGGCTAGTAGGCTTCCCACCGGAACTTCCGGAAGGGGTCCTGGTCACGGTGGCAGAACCGGCAGAGCGGATGGCCCTCAAGGGTGCCGCTGGCCGGCGCCTGGCAGTTTTCGCACGCGGGTCGACGATGCAGCGCGGGCGGAACCGGGTAGGGGATCGAATGGCCCGGCTTCGGCAGCATCAGCAGACAGGCGGCTCGCTCGAACGTGTCCATCAGGAGCACTCGCTCGACCGGCAGCTCCATCCACTCGGCGATGGCTCGGGTCTGGTCGTGGGTCTCGTCTGGGGAGAGAGCGTCATCGCTCATCGACGTACTCGAACTCGATGCGGGTCACGACGGTGTCCTGGTCGCAGTGATTGGCTCGGCAGAACATCGTCACGAACTCATCCGGAGTCAGCTCCGGGAAACCCTCGGCGGCGGTCCCCGGCTTGCCCTCCTCGCGGATGCGCCAGAGGTACTCGTAGGTCACGGCGACCACCCGGATCGTACAGATCCGCTTGACCTTCTCGCCCTTCTTGAGCCCCTGGCCCTTCTCGATCGCGTGGAGCATGGTCTCCGGCTGAAGGCCGAGCCATCCGAGTCGGCGGGTGACCGTCTTCTCGTGCCGGCGGACCGCTTCGGTGGTCATGCTGAAGCTCATCAGTCGCATCGTCGCACCGGCTCCCATCCGTCATGGCACCGACACTCGCCGTCTTCACAGGCGTCGTTCGGTCGGTTGGGGATGTCCTCCCCGCCAGACTTTGTGCATCGACACAGCTGGCAATAGGCGAGTTGGTAGTTGCCGGTCCGGGCGATCTGGATCAGGTCATAGGTCCGGAGTCGGCGGTGAACCGCGTCGATCAGCTCGGTGCTCGTCGATGCGTCCAGGTGCGTCATCGGACCATTTCCGGGAACAACTCACGGAGCCGATCCGCTTGCCAGGACCGCTCGGCGTAGGCGGCGGCGCCGGCGGCGGCGTAGTCGGCGTAGGCGGCGTAGGCGGCGTAGGCGGCGGCGTCGTCGGCGGCGGCGGCGGCGGCGTCGGAGGCGGCGTAGGCGGCGGCGGCGTCGGCGGCGGCGTAGGCGGCGGCGGCGTCGGCGGCGGCGGCGGAGGCGGCGTCGGAGGCGGTTCGCGCCGCTTGCTGCATCTCGGGCGAAGGGCACGTCACCCAAGCCCGCGCAGCCTCGATGGCTCGCCGTGGTCGCATGTCGTCGGGATACCGCTCCTCGAACTTCAGCAGGAGTCGCTCGGCGCAGTCGGCCGCGAACGCCACGAGTCGGGGCTTGTCAAGGTTCATGCCGTAAGCGTCTGCCAGCCATAGCCACCAGTCGCCACGTTCGAGCTTGGCGAATGCCTCGGACAGCGAGGCGATGTTGTTCTCTCGTGCCCACTGGTAGCCTGCCGTGCAGGGCTCGTGAGATTTCAGATCAATCAGCCAATCGGTTGTCATCGGGTTGCCTCCTCTAGTTCATGGTGGACGCGCTCGCCGAACTCAGCGACCGCGGAGTGGTATGGCGTGTCCTGGGCCTCCACGTCTTCCTTGTGGTCTCGGATCGGGCACCAGACAAGCATCTGGCCGTGGACGCCCGGCCGGGTCCTGAGGTAGCGGGTCTGGCCGCATCGGGGGCGGTCGGCGACCGGGAAGCCGGAGCCGCCCGGGATCATGGCCGGCTTGGACAGCGGCGGGATGTGGCTCATGCACCGGAGTCCGGTGAAGGCTTGCCGACGGTAGTCCCGGACCTTCTCCGGGCGCGGGTCTCGGCCAGTCATCAGTGACCACCGCACCCTTCACACAGAGTCAGGTCTGGGTCAGGCGGGGCAAACCGCTTGGAGCTGGCCTCGTCCTGCGCCAGATCCTCAGCCCCGGGTCCGCCATCGAGCAGACAGGCCTCGCGGATCAGGTCATCGAAGTTGAGTTCACGGCGGCGCCGGTCCATGCACGCCAGTCGGGCGGTGCGGATCTTGCGGGCCAGCTCCGGGTACTCGCCCCGTCTCTCGCTCTCCGCCTCGGCCAGATGGCCGGCGGCATACCAGCGGTGGAACGGGTAACCGAGAGCGGCCTCGTCCATCAGGATCATGGCTTGGGCGATGTGCTTGCGGGCGCAGTCCAGACAGCTACCGCGGCTCATAGCCGGAGCCCCTGCTCGATCTTCACCGCCACGGACTCGCACACCTCAGCGGTGTGGGCGAAGATGTCGGCCACGTCCGCCAGTTCCGGGCTGGCCTCTGCCTCTCGGGCATCGCGCCCTTGGACTCGGAGAATGGCCTCCACTTTTGAGGCCTCCTCACGGGTCAGCTTCACGTGGATCAATCCGGCCGGCATCACATCCACCCGATCCGCATCCAGATCCGGTCCAGGCCGTTCTTTGCCACGGCGCCAACTAGCGCCATTGGCGGCAGGTAGATCAGGATCGTCACCAGCATGTTCATCGTCTCGTCCTTTCGTCATCGGTTCGGGTTGGTAGCTAGAATGTAACCCCCGGCAGGTTACATTGCAAGCGGTACTTTCGCCGTTCTCGGGGGTGAAGGGGGCGAAGCCCCATTCGTCCATTCTTGGATATACGTTTCTTCTAGAACCGGGGGCCGCGGGCCCGGTCTGGTGAGGGTGAGAGTATGAGAGAGGGGGACCAGGACAGGACAACAATATCTATAGCGATTGTCCCGGTGTCCCGCCTGCTCTCACGAGGGAACGGGACACGTCCCGGGACACTGGGCGGGACGTTCTGCGTTGTCCCGATCCGGGCATGAAGAAGCCCCTCCGGGCCGCCCAACGACCGGAGGGGCTTGAGGTGCAGGAGTGGTTACGCAGCGCGCCAGAGGACGGCCACCCGAGCGGGACGATACTCCCGAGATGCGGCGGCCGGGATCTCGAAGTTGAGATTGAACAGGCTCATGATGTACGGCACAAGCGCCGGCCAGATCTTCTGCTGCCAGATCGGAAGGATCACAGCGAAGGCCAAGACCGCGGCGTTGCCGAACTCGGTGAGCCAGAGGTGGACGTTGGTGACGTCGACCGGGATATACCAGCCGAAGCCCTGCGCGAAGGCCCAGAGGGCGAGGACGGCGAGGATGATGGCCGCTTGGACGGCCGGCCAGAGCTGTTGCGCTCGAGCGTTGGAGAGCGGGCCCACGGCCCAGAGGTTGTGGAGGAAGGCGATGAAGCGTCCCATTGGTTCTCCCTTGAGCTAGACGAGAATGACGTTGGCGGCTGGGCGGACGTAGAGCGGGCCCGGGATCCTCAGCCAGCCAGCTCCGGCCATCGGAGGAGTGGGCTGAAGGCCGACCCAGTTGACGGTCACGGTTGCGTCAGCCGTGGTGGCACTGAACCGCTTACCGAAGTGCATGACCTTGATCGGAGCTGCGGGGCGGCGAGGGCTCCAGCACTGGACGTTACCTGTCACCCGGACCTTGCGCGGGGCGGCGAACGGCGTGACGGAGAGCTGGGCATTCGGGGCGTCGGCTACTGACCACGCCTCCCACGATACATCATGGAGGTAGGAGATCGGGAGCCAACAGAAACCCTTGGCGCCCCAGTTGCCCCAGCTATTCTGAAGCAGGATCGCGCCGCGGGAACCGTCTGGGCAGAGCATGTTCTGGTCGAAGCCGCACGCCTTGAGAGCATGCCCACCGTCGATCGAGTCCGGTCGAGGAAGGATGGCTCCCGGTCCCGGACGTCGCCAGGAATTCTGCCAGTTGACTCCGAAGTAAGCCCCGACGCCGTTGGCGACGATCGCCGCGAAGATCTGATCGGCGCTGTTCAATCGGGCATAGCCGCCGAGCAGGAGACGCTCAGGGTTAGCGACTCGGCCGCCCGTGGCAAGGATGCCGGTCTTGACCCAGACGTTGAGCACGTTGCGCATGACCGCGCCCTGCGACGTCCCGCCGGCCTTGGCGAACAGGTCAGTCTCGTTGAACGTCGGGAAGGTGGCGTCCTCCGCGTACTCGAAACTCTGCTCGAGGCCGGCGGCGGCGTAGGAGGTGCACTGAGGTGTCGGACCTTGGTTGAGGATCGGGCCGTTGTTCGGGGCCCGGTAGGCGGTCGGAACGGCGCCGGCAACGATGCCGAACCTCTCCGGCTCATAGTCGCGGTCATCGTCGGGGGAGAAGATGGCCCCGAGGCCGAGGACGGGCGTTTCCATGTTCGTGTTCTCCAGCTACTTACCGAGCCCAAAGATCAGGTGGGCGACCAGGGCGAGGGAGTCGAGGATCGAGAAGACCAGGGCGGTCAGGAGAAGCCAGCGGGTGAGGCGGTCAGGATATTCCATGTCAATGCCTCGTGAGGGTGATATAGAGACCGATCGCCGAGATGACGAGCCCGATGATCGACGTCCCGAGTAGCACCTTGATAAGCGCGAACGCGCCCTTCAGCTCGGAGCGCCAATTCTGGAGCTCGTCGACGTCCGTGCGCAGCTCGCGGACGGCCTGGCCCATTGTCCAGGGTGCGTCGTCGGCGTGGACGTTGCCGACTGATCTGAGTGGCTGGTCGGAGGCGGTCATAAGGGCTTCTCCCTACTGGTCTGCGTAGAAGGTGATTGCGTCGAGAGCACACGACGTCGCGGTGCCCGTCGTCGGAACGACGGTCCCGTCCGCCTTCACGTCGATGCGGGTCGTGCTTCCTGACGCGGCAGGGAAGATCAATTGCCCAGAGGGTCGATACCCCACTGGCAAGGTGAAGGCCGCCGCCGCCATCGTCCCGCTCTTGATCGTGCCGGCCAAATGGACGAAGCCCTGACCGTCCTTTCGATAACGGGCCGTCACATAGGGGGCGCCGTAGTAAGTCCAGCCGTTCTGATACCCGACCACGGAGCTCCAGACCTGATCCCCGACCGCCTGCTTGTGCATGATCTCGATCGAGCTGGCGTTGCCGAGAGTCGCTTCCTTGTGCTGCGCTTGCGGATCGGCCAATGGCGCGGCCAGGTCGACGGCTACTCGGACGAGCTCGTTGACGTCGTCCTCCGCGAAGGTCATGGCCACAATCCGAGCGGCGTCATTACTGCCGAGTGAGGTGGAGACGGCGCCCACGGTATCGCCCATGTCGAAGTCGATGAAGGCCCGGTAGACCGTCTCGCGGAACTCGAACCCGACAGCGTTGGAGCCGCCCAGAGTGGCCAGGGTTCCATAGGCCTCCGCTTGCAGCGTTGCAGCATCGGCCGCGGAGGAGTCGCGGAAGTAGCCTTGCCTCTGACGAGCGACCGGGTTGTCATCGGTGACCACCGTTTGCGCCGCTCCGCTCCCCTCTCCGATCAGGGCCGATAGGGCATCAGACCAGTCGATCACGCGCTCCAGCTTGACGATGTCGGCGCCTTCCTGGAACACGACGGAGCCGGAAAGATCCAGCTGACCCGACGCAGGCATGCCGACGAGTTGATCCGGCGGGATGAACCAGTTGTAGGTCAACGACTGGAAGGGCGCGGGCGATCCCTCCACGACCAGCCAGCCCTCATTCGCCTCCTCGAACTTACGGACAACGTCCGTCAGGAGGTTGTTGAACCGGTAACTGTTCGAGTAGTAGTTGGAGAACTCGGCTACCTGAAAGAAGCCCTCAGAGAAGGGCGTCCGGAAGAGCGGCGTCACGCCGTCAGCCATCAGGTAGTCGTTCGAGTTTTGGATGCAATCGGTTATCACCTGACCCGCCGGTGAGCCGTAGGTCTGGAAGTACGGCGATCCACCCGCGGGTGTGGCCAGAGTGAACCCGGTCGGCCAGACCAACCGATCCGCGAGGAGCTGCTGCACTCCCTTGCCGCTCACGGTGAACCAGAGACCGGCTGACTCCCGGCTGTCAAGGGTCTGGTGGAGCGTCTCGATGATCCAGACCGTCGTGCGGCCGCGGTAGGTCATCCATACGAGGTTCGGGCTCGTGTCCGAGTCGGACGGGTCAAAGAGGTTCGGGTGCGCAGCGAGGACCGGGTTTGGCCGGCCGTCCTCCATGACGGCGCGGTACTCGAGAGAGCCCATGCCAGGCCCGCCGATCTCCCGGCGGAAGGTGAAGTGCCGGAACGACTGCCCGGCGAATGGGTCGATCGAGCGATCCAGATAGGTGATGAAGTTGAGGCTCATGTCCGTGACAAAGGTTTCAATCCATGTGCCGGCCTGGTCGATGAGATCCACCGGCTAGAACTCCCAGACCCTAATCAAGCCGAGTGCACCCTGGCCGCCGGCAACCGCGGCCCCACCTGACAGGATCGTTCCACCGGAGCCGCCGCCGCCGTAGGTGTGTCCGGATGAACCATCGCCCTGCGTCTTGCGCCCGCTAACCTGTCCGCCGATCTCACTCCCGCCGCCGGACCCGGAGAGTGCCTGGGCGGCTGCCAGGACGATCCCAGTGTCACCGTCAGCTCCGGCCGCGACAATATCCCCAAGCCCGCCCGCAGTCGGCCCACCGGCCCCTCCAGCGCCTCCAATACGAGGGCCAGCTGCCACGGAGTCGGCCAATCCTCCGAGGCCGCCTTTGGCCGTGCAGATCGATGGCCCGGTGTCGAAGGTCGTGTCTCCACCGACGCCACCAGGGTTCGCTCCGACAGCTCCGGGCGTCCCACCGGCCCCGATCGCGACCGTGAAGGTTCCTTTGACTGCCGCTCCGGTGACCCACTTCGCGGAATAGGCCCCGGAGCCGCCGCCGCCGGCCGCCGCCGCGTTTGTGACCGCGGTCCCGCATCCACCGCCAGCTCCGCCGCCACCAATGCACTCGACGTAGAGCTGGGTCGCTCCGGCCGTCGGGGAGTAGGTCGCCATCCCGTAGAGCAGATCGACGACCTTGCGGAAGAGCCCCGAGTTGAGCCGCGTCCCGAGAGTGGCCTGTCCGCCTCGAGCGTCGACGAGCTCGCTCGGGGAGGCCGTGACGATGGTGCCCGCGGAATAGGTGTTGGTGAGGTTGACCGTCGTCGTGACGGAGACTCCTGCCTGAACGGAGCCGATCGTCTGAACCTCGTAGGTTCCGCCGACCGCACCGATCCAGATCGGCATCCCCGCGACAGCCCCGACCGTTGAGGTGCATGGCACGACCTTCTGGCCGGCTGAAGCGGTGCCGTTGGTCGTGGTCGTCCAGCCGGCGCCGGAGGTGATCGCATTGGAGATGGCCGCGTCGAGCTGGCCCAGAGGCGCCTCCATGTTGGCCGCGGTCAAGGCCATCCCGGTCGGATAGGGCGTGTGCTGGTTCGTGCTCATCGGTCAGTCCTCATGGGATGGTGGGGGTCCATTGGATGCGGGCCCGGTAGGGCCAGCCATAGATCGTGACTGTGGCCAGGCCGGGCCCGAACCGGAGCAGCTCGCCGCCGCGGTTCGCCGGGAACAAGCTCGCGCCGGACAGCATTGATTGCCATGCCCAGCTCGTCGCGGAGCCGGCCCATTCGAGCCGCCGCAGCCGGTTGTCCATGACGAGAAGGTCTGATCCCGCATGGAGATCGTTCTGCTGAGTGAACGCCGGCCCGGGCCCAGTGAAAGGCGGGGAATTGAGGAGCTTCCAGCCGACGGAACCGCTGCTGTCAGGACTATGGTGAGCGTAGTCGTAGATGCCGGATGGGACCGGAGCGCCTCCCGGCGTCCAGATGATGCCGAGAAACGACGCGCCCGGGTAAGTCCCCATGTAGCCGCTCAGCACATCGTTGCCGGTGCTGCCCTGATCGAAGGTCACCCGAATGTCATCGACCTGGCCGATCGAGCGAGTATCGAGCTGGAATGTGTGCTGCCAGCTGGTCGGGTAGATCAGGGCCTCGGCGGAGGAGTCCGCGAAGTATGGCCGCTCACCGATCGGTTGGGCCATCGCTCCGGTATCCGCGTAAACCGGCGCCAGAGAGTCGGCGGTGAGGGTGCCCCAGTTGGTTCGCCACTGGGCGTCCATCGAGTCGAGGGCCACGGAGTAGAGCCGCTGCGGTTCGAGCTCGTCGGAGCTGGCAATCGAGTTGTTCGGGACCACGTTGACGTAGCGGGCGGTGCCATCCGGCATGTATTCAGTGAGCCGGACCGGGACGGCGATCGTCGGGTCGAACAAGCCCTGGAGGATGTCCATCGCCTGCCGGAACTCCGCATTGGTGCGGGCCCGAACGAAGCCCTGGAGAACCAACGGGATCGAGTCTCCGATCCGCCGGAGGTGCAGCCGGCCGGACCGCATCGGCAGGAAGTCCGACCCGCCGCGGACGGTCGGCATCTCATCGAGCCCGGACTGGATCCAGAACTTGAAACCGTAGTCGGACGCGAAGTAGTTGGGCTGGTTCAGGTTCAGGTTCCCGAGGACGAGATCACCCGACGTCATGCGGTCTCCATCACTGTCTTCTTGTTCATGGACGCCGCCAGGGGGCCCATCGTCGCGACACGCTGCGCGGCCCGGCTAATGTCGATCGGAGACTCAGCCCGGATGAGGCCCTGAACGTCGACGTGCGTGTGGTAATGCGTGTCTCCGCCGAAGGCCTGATGGTTCGGAATGATCGTGCCGGCGGACTTGGGCCAGTAGATCTCCGGGCCGTTCTCACCGACGACTGAGGGACCGTTGATCGGGCCGCCGCGCTCAAGGGCCGGGATCTTGCCGATGCCAAAGCCGTTCCAGTCGAAGCCGATCGCCTGGCCTCCGAACTTGCCGAGCGGGCCGGCGTCAACCTCCGGGATCTTGAAATGGACGTGCAGTTGGATCGCGTCGAGGGCCCCGATCAGGATGTTGATGAACCCGATGACCCCATTTACCCCGCCCTTGATTATCCCGACAATTCCATCCCAGACCTTGCCGATGCCAGTTTTTATCCCGTCAAATACCGTTCCTACAACCCCAAAGGCTGATTTGAGGATATCGAACTCGGTCTTAGCGATGTTGACGGCGAAGCTGATCGCATCGCTGAAGGCCTTGAACACGCGCTTGCCGATCTCCTCCAGAGGCGGGAGGACGTTCTTCACGATCCACCCGAACGCCGCCCCGAGCGGGGGCAGAACGTTCTTGGTGATCCAATCGAATTGGGCCCGGAGCGACGGCAGGACGGTCTTGGAGAAGAAGTCGAAGGCCTTGCTTACCATCGGCATGACGTTCTTGCCGAGCCAGTTGAGCACGCCCGTCTTGTCGAGGATGACAATCAGGGCGGCCACGGCGGCGCCGACTGCGATGATCGGCCAGGTCGCAGCCAGAGTGGCGGCCGCCCACGCCAGGAAGGGCGGGACCACGAGGGCCGAGACCACCGTGCCGACGACCATGAGGGCGCCCGTCAGCGTGTCCTTGTTGCTGACGATGTCGTTGAGAGCGGCGGAGAGCGGTCCGACCGCCGCGTTGATAAGCGGAGTGATGGCGTCCTCGAGACCCTTGACCGCACCGGGCAGTGACTTGCCGAGCCAGTCGACGACGGGACCGACGACGTCGGAGACCTTCTGGAATCCGTCCTGCGCATCCTTGAGGACGCGGGGCAGGACGTCACCAATGTTCTTCACGATGGGGGCGAGAACTCCACCGACCTTGCCGGCCAGGTTGCCCACTCCGTCGATCAGAGGCGGGAGGAGTTGGAGCCCCGCTTCGGCAATCGGCATGGCCAACCGGACGAAGGCCTTTTCTGACTCGTCCACGCTGTTCTTGATCTTCGCCATCGCGCCAGCCGAGGAGTCCCCGAAGGCCTTGGCGGATCCACCGAACTCGGTGCCCAGCTCCTTGAGGATGAGCTTCTGGGCGCCTAGCAGATCGCCCGACTTCACCATCGCGGCGACCTGTTTCTTCTGATCCTCGGTGAAGGAAACGCCGACTCGCTTGAGTGCGGTCATGCCTGTGATCGGGTCGTTGAGCGCCTTGCCCAGCTGGATGGCCGCGGACTTGCCATCCTCGCCCAGAGCCACCGACATGTCCGTGACGGTCTTGGTCGCCTGGTCGAACACGTCGTTGCCCTTGCCCACCACGTTCTTGATGTTGGTGAACGTGAGCAGCATGTTCTCGGACTTCTTGATCGTCTCGTCGTCGATGCCGGTCAGCTTCATCATCGACATGGCCAGGTTGTCCACCTGCCCGGCGGAGACGTTCGCCAGCCCTCCGGTGGACTTGATAACGGCCTGGGTCTGCTTGTTGATCGCGTCTTCCTGGGCCGTGATCTCGACCGCGTGCTTGCCGATGTTGACGATCTCGTTCACTCCGCCGGCCATCATCATGCCGCCCATGACGGAGAACGCGCCTCCGAGCTTGCCCACTGCGGAGTGCATCAACCCGACGTGCTTCGTCCCCTCATCGAAGTGGCCAGACGCCTTCGTCATCGACGTTGACGCCTGGCCCTCGATGCCCTTGATCTCACGATTGACCGCGGCGGCGCCCGTCCGGGCCCCTGTCGGGTCGATCCCGAACTTGATCAGCAGTTCGGTAATGGTCACTTGGGTTGATCTCCTTTGGCCCACGAGGGCAGATCTTCTACCGCTACCGCGCCGGGTAGGCTTGCGATCTTCGTCTCCAGAGAGACCGGGCCACCCTGGCCCCAGTGGATCTTGTAGCCGGCCGGATCGCCCGCCTTCTCCCCGAGAAAGAGTCTTGCGAACCGGTATGCGAGCCAGCTGAAGAGCTGGTCATCGCGAGCCTGCCCGATGGGACCGTAGAGGTTTTCGTGAGCGCCCCACTCGACGAACTCCGCCGAGCTGACGCGCTCCTGGCACTCTTCGATTGAGCAGTGGAGGGCGAGGCTCAGGCGGCGCCAGAGGGCTCGCTCAGGGAGTTTGGGAGGATGCCCATCAGCTCGTTGACGGCGGCCTTGTCGAGCCTGCTCGTGTCGGACGCCAGCTCCGAGAGCTCCTGAAGAACCGAGTCGTCCATGAGGGAGAGGGAGTCGATGTCCTTGGGCCCGAACACCCGCTGCCCGGCCTCGTTGACGACCGACATGGAGACGAGCCGCGCCCGGAAGTTGCGGATGCGGACGTTGCCGTCGTCGGCTCCCTGGCGCTGGATCTCGAGCAGATCCTCACGTTCCTTGCCGGTGATCGGACGCATCAGGAGCGTCTGACCGAGAGCCTTGACGAATACCGGTCGAGCCGGCTTTGCCTTGCCGGCCTGGAGGATCGCCTGCGGGTCGGTGAGGATGGAGGTTTGCGGCGTGCTTTCCATTGGATCTCCTACGCGATGGTGGCGGGGCCGTCGACGGACAGGGTGACCGCGGCGATCAGCTTGTCCTCTTCAGGCCACTTGGGGGCGAAGGCCGATACGTAAGCGGCCACCGACCAGACCACGGCATCGTGCGGGTTCGTGATCTGGTAGTTGCGGCGCAGCCCGTTCTGCTGGAGGGAGAGCAGGCCGGCGATGGCGTTGTGGGTTGTCTCGGTCGGGACGTAGCTGATGTCGAAGGTGATGTCCCCGACCGTGATCTTGGAGGGCTTCTGCTCCTCCGCCTTGCCCGGGCTCTGCTGGTTGAACACGGAGACCATCTTGGTCTTCATGCCCGGGCCGTTGATATCGTGGATCTCGGCGATCGCGGTATAGACCGTGCCGCCCGCGTCGGACACCTTGAGCGTGAAGCCCGGGCCGACTACCGCATTGGATGCGCCCATGCGCTGACTCCCTTCTGGCCTGTGGCCTTAGCTGAGCGGGACGGCGCCGATGACCAGGGCCGCGTTCGAGCAGGTGATGTAGACGTTGCCGTCTGTCTGCTGCCAGCCGGGGATGTCGACGATGAAGACGGCCGTGGCGTTCGCGGTCGTCGCGGCTGCCTGAGCGGCGACGGAATACGTGGTGATGTCGCCGGTCCGCATGTCCGGGTAGCTCGCCACAGACGTCACCGTGAAGGTGTACGGAGTTACCGCGGAGCTGTTGCGGATGTGGATGAGGGTACGGCCGGTGATCCGGACCGTGTCGTAGGCGGCGGCCTGGGAAGCCGTCTCCACGAGGGCCAGGCTGCCGGCGACCGGCTGGACCGGGTTGAACCACGGACCCTTCGCCGTGGTGACCGTGATCGGGTTGTTCGCCATGACGCTTACTCCTTAGTGGTCGATCTTGCGGTTGACGTGTTCCTCAGCCGCCTCGCGATCCAACGTCGCGAATGGGCAGGCTGAGCACTCGAAGTTGGGGAAGCCGCTCCAGACGGTTTCGATGATCTGGCCGTGCTGCCAGGGGCCTACCTGGGGCGCTAGGACGGCCGGAGCGGGCTCGGCGGGGTCCAGATCGGTAATCGGCTCACTCTCCTCGATCTCGTCCTCTACGGGCGCCTCCTCCGGCTCTTCGATCGGGTCGTACTTGGCCATGCGGGTTACCTCCATATGACGAGCTCGACGCGGCGAGTGAAGAGCCCGGTGTCCGGATCCCGATCGTCCGGGCCGGCGCCAGTGTGGTGAACCTGTCGGACTGATCCGAACTGGTGGTACTCCAGGTCAGCGACGAGAGCATCCTCGAGGGCGAGCGCATCGTCGTAGGTCTTGCCCCGGCAGTCGAATTGGTAGCGGGGCTGAAAGAGCTTGCCGCCGGCCTGGTTCCGTCCGACCGGGTTGCTGACCCGGTGATAGGCGATGGCCGGCAGCTCCGACTCCTGGGGGATGGCCACCGGGTAGAGCCGCAAGCCGATCAGGGCCGCGGTCGCTGAGCCGGCGGTGGTCAGCATGGCGAAGAGGCCCGTCTCGACGCTCATGCCAGGGCCTTCTTTACGAGCACGACGAGAGCAGCTCCGACCTCGCGAATGGCCTCGTCCTTGTGCTCGTCGAACGCCGGCCGGAGATAGGGCTTCGGCGGCTGATCGTAGTTGCGGCCCAGTGAGTCGCGCCCGGAGAAGCCGTACTCGATGCGAGCCGCGTACTCAAGGTCTGTGCCGATCCGGATGTTCACCCGCTGCGCGGACATTTCGCCCTTGCCGAGATCCTTGGCGTTGCCGAGACCGCCTGTGAGGGCCGCGTGGCCGCCGACATGGATGGAGCGGCGCAGTGTGCCAGTGACCACCGGAGCGTTGCGCTTCGCGGCGTTGACGATCTTGAGCGCCCCGGCGATGCCAGCGGCCTCGAGGCGCTCCGGAGTGAGCGCGGCTTCGAGCCGTGCCATCTTGGCGGCCAGGTTGGGACCGCCTTCGATCCGGATCGTCACGGTGCTCATCAGACGCCCTGGTCCGCGACCGGGTTGAGCGCCCGGATCTTGAGGTAGGTCAGGGCCCCGGCGGAGTCGGAGTTGATGTTGACGATGTCCCACCGAACGCCCTCGAACAGAGCGCAGTCCTTGGAGCTGATCTGGGGGAAGTAGCCGGCCAGGATGATGTAGGCGTCGTTCTCTTCGACCACGGTGATCATCGGGGTGCGCTTCTCGGTGCCGCCGGCCGACATGGAGGGAACGCCCTTGCGGCAGGGGATCGCGTTGAGCCCCGGGCGGGTCGTCCACGCCGGCACGATTGAGCCGGTGGCCGTGCGGCCATCGGTCCGGGACTGGATGTCCACGAGCTTCGGGAAGTCTCTGGCAAGGCCGGGGACCATGCGCGGGTCCACCGTGGCACCGCTCTTCATGTCTGATCCTGGAGGCGGAGGAGCTGCTTGAGGAGCCGCTCCCGTTCGGTGAACTCGTCGACCACCTGCTCAGCCCAGTCGAACATGCCGGTCGGATCGTCGATGCCGGATGCCACCCGGTCCCGGTATGACTGCGCGATGGCGTGGAGCTGCTGGCCTTCCTGCACTCCATCGGTGGTCAGGTCGAGCAGCTTGATCCGCTTCTGGACGTAGATCTCGTTGGCGGCGATCACGTCCAGCGCGGAGGCGGCGGCGAGCAGCGGGTTACTGCTTGAGAGGTTCAGGAGGGCGGTGTATTCCTCGTCCTCGAAGATCGCGTTCGGGATGTTGGTGTCCTGGCTCAGCAGACGTGTCACGCCGAGCAGGCTGGACGGATCGTAGGTCTGCGTCATCGGACTACCTCAAGGGGCCAACGGAGTGTCAGGGACCGGACCGAGCCACGCCGCGAGCAGGGCCGCGGTGCTTGGCACTCCGTTGGAGCCTGGAGAGGGCAGCCCGGGACGATCCTCCGGAGGAGGTTGAAGGATCGGAGCCCGGGCTGGTTCATCGCGGTTACGCCTGGCCGGTGCCGTTGGAGGCGACGGACATGCGGTAGTCCTCGCGTGTTCCACCGAACACGTGGCGGACCTTGTAGCGGAGAGAGTCGGTGTCGAAGTCGCCGTCAAGCGGGTTGACGACTCCGCCGCCGCCGACGCGGACCGCGTTGGGTTCCTTCATGAAGACTTCCGGCTCGGGGTGGCCGCGGAGGAAGCCGATCTCGAAGGCCGGGCGCTGGCTGCCCGGGTTGGCCGTCAGTGTCCAGGAGGTTGAGCCGTTGGCGCTGGACGCCACGATCGGGATGTAGGCGTCCACGTTGAGATGGACGCGGTTCTTCATCCAGTTGACCGTGTGAACCTGCTGGTTGGTTGCCCCGCCAGCATCGTTCAGCCACAGCTCCGTGGCGTTGAGGATGTTCATGGCCGTCACTTCGAGGGCCGGCGGAACGACGAGCTCCACGGCCTCGACGACGATCGGCTCGCCTTCGGTGTCCTTCATGTTCACCAGGACGGTGAAGCCATCCTGGAGACCGGCGATCGAGAGCGCCGGGTTGTTCGTGAGGGCACCGTTGCCGGTGACGATCTTGTTCTTGTTGCCGGCCGTGTAGAAGCTTGCGTGCGGGCCGTTCGCGTCGAACATGAGCCCGGTGGCGAACTTCTCTTCGGAGCGACGAGCGGCCTTGCCGAAGCGAGCCGGGATGTCCTTGAGGGCATCCAGGTCGTCGTTGACCATCGCCTCCCAGGCGAACGGGATGGAGCGGCCGTACTTCGCGACCGCGTAGCTGTAGAGCAGATCCGAGAGCTTGGACTCCGGATATTCGCCCTGCTGCTCCACCTGAGCGAGAACGGCCTCGGAGCCGTTGATCGCGAACCGCTTGACGGTGCGGAAGTCCGCGACCTGAGCGATCCGGCACCAATTCCGGTAGGTGGCTGCCGTCTCCAGGTAGTTGGCCAGGAGTTGCCGGTCGATGATGTCGCCGAAGAGATACGGGAAGTCGCTGGTCGTCATCGCTTCCTTGAGGCGATAGACGTCCTGATGGCTCCCGCGGCTCATGGCGTTGGACAGGAGGCGGGCCGCTTCTGCCAGTGACCGCTTGTACTCGTCGGTGTCCCGACGCATCGAGCGGACTGCGCGACCCTCTCCCTTGTAGAGGCGATCGGTGGAGGCGTCCTCCGCCCGCATCGTCTCGAGCAATTCGAGGAACTCAGCCATGCGAGACGTCTCCTTTAGGTGTGGCTCATCCAGATGATGACGAGCTGGTTGCCGGTTTCGATGGTGCCCGCTGCCTTGGTGGCCTTGCCAGCGCCCGCGGCGTATTCACTCGTTCGATCGGCCACCGAAGCGATGGCGACCTTCGTGGTGAAGGAGAGAACGCTGACGATCTCGTCGGTCGCAGCCATGCCGGCCACGGTGACGTCCGTGGCGCCGATGGTGCCGTCCGCCAGGGTGACGTGCAGAAGGCCGGTCGGAAGCTTCGGGCCTGTGACAGCACCCGCTGCGATCTTCCCGGTCGTGACGGCCAGGTTGTTGATAAGCGCCGTGGTGATGGCCAGAGCGCCGATGTCCGCCGTGGTGACGGTGCCCGCGCCGATCGCCGTGGTGCCGATCGTGTTCAGCCCACCCGGAGAGGCGGGAGCCGGACCGATGCGGACTGCGATGGCCGTGGTGGTGACGCCTGCGACCACGAGAGTCGCATTGGCTGAGCCCACCTGAGACCCGGAGGCAGGACCAACGGCGGTCCCGTAGAACCGGCCCGCGGCTGCCTTCTTGGAGAGCTTGGGGGTGTCGGCATCGACGTAGTAGATCGAGTCTCCCACGGCGACGGCGCTGTTGCCGTTGTCGTCGGTGCCCGCTACCACGAGAGCGTAGACGCCCTCGAAGTCGACGGTCGTGCCGCTGTTGGTGTCGATGTCCACGAGGGCAACGCCCGGCAGATCACCGACCCGGCACGGAGCGCCCGAAGTGGCGCCGCCGTTGGTCGGGTAGCTGTAGAACTGGCGCCCCAGCGCCTTGACGCGGTTGCCGGCCATCGCTTACCGCCTTCCCGCGGCTGCGATCTTCGCGCCGCTTTCGGTCATGCCGAGAGCCCGGAAGCTCTCGTTCAGGCTGGCATCGACATCGACCGGGGCCGCGGTGCCGGCGCCGCCCATGCCGCGCACCTGGCCTGATCCGGTGATCTTGGCGAGGTAATCGACCTCGGCTGCGACGGACTCCTTGACGGAGGCCTTGAGGGCTTCCGCGTCGAGCTGGCCGTCTTTGACGGGCGGGTTCTTGCCGAGAGACTCGGTGAGCCGTCCCCGGGTGATGTCCGGGATCTGAGCCGACGCGAGCTCCGCGACAACGACGTCGCGAGCCTCACGCAAGATCAGCTTCTCCCGATCTCGTGCGCCTTCAGTGAGCGCCGTGTCGCGCTCCTTCTCGGCCGCCGCGAGCCGGGTCTGCGTTTCGAGCAGATCCATGTTCGAGACCTCCTGTGGGGGGACTGTGCGGCGACCCGCCGCTAGATCGGCGCCTGTGGTGGTCTCGCGAGCCTTGCGCCACGACTCCGCGAGGGAAACGATCTGACCGCCGGCTCCGGCGACAGTGACGAAGTCCACTGAGCCGAGTGGGTCAGCGATGATCCGCTCGACGATCGGCCCCTTCTTGCCTTCGGCCTCGCCCGACTTGAGCGTGCCCTTCATCCGGATGGACGTCCCGATGTTCGGCGCCAGCTCCTCGAGCAGAGGGGCGAACTCCCGGACCGGCTTGGCGGGCGCATACAGCCCGGGACCGGCGGGACCGGCCTCCTGGTACATCGCATCCGCGGCCAGAAAAGCGCCGATGTCCTTGAGCGACCGCTCCGGCCGATCCGCCTCCTCGGCATAGCCCGGATGGTCAATGAACATCTTGGTGCCGGCGGTGAAGACCTTGGGCCCATCGCGGCGGAGCACGGCCTCACTGTAGTAGCCGGTCGCGCCCCAGCCGGGTTGGATCAGCTTGATATTCATCGTGCCATCCGGGCGGACCGCTGACTCGACGAGGGGAACGGTGTCGCCGAGCAGATCCGCGGCGGACTCCTCGAAGTCCGATGCCGGCGCTTCGCCGCTCTCGTCGTCCGGCCCGCCGATCTCACCGATCTCCGCGGTGACCCATGCCAGGACGGAAGGCACGACGGCCATCAGGCCCTCATAGGCCTTCTGGAGCATGGCCACCTGATCCGGCTCGTCTGCCTCGTCGGAGATGAGGTACAGGAGCGACTGCGCGGCGTACTCGATCGAGGTGACCACGCCGACACCGCGGGCCGCGTCGTTGGCCTCACCGGAGTAGGCCTCGGCCGCCTTGACGTCAGCGGGCGCCGGCTCGTCGCCTGAGTCGAGCGCCTTGAGCACGGAGGCGATTGCGGCGGCGGCGGTCTGGAGCTGCTTCTCGTTCGCGGAGGAGAGCACCCGGCCGACTTCTACGAGGTTCAGGTGGGTCCGGTGAGCTTCCTGCATCTGGCCGGCCATCTTGGTCGCGGCCTTGCCGGCATCCGCCTTGGACATCCCGCGGCCGACTGCCTTGTTGGCCATCTTGACCCACGCGGCCTTCGCCTTGTCAGACCCCTTCGGCATCGCCTCGGTTGCATCGTCGGCGCTGAAGGCGGCGGCCTCTACGACCGCGGCCTCCTGGAGCCATACCAGTTGTGACATTACGCGGCCTCCTGGGCTCTCTGGTAGAGGGCGGTGCAACGGCAGTTCGGGTGAACTGGCGCGTCACCGTTGGGGAAGTCCTGGGCCGTCGGGATCCATCCGACGTCCTCGTTCTCCTGGCACTCCGGACACGGCGATCCGGCAGTGAGGAAGCTCTGCTCCATCTCCAGTCCGATGGCCGACAGGTCGTCGACCACGGCGCGGGAGCCGGCCTCGTATCCGAAGCCCAGCTCCGTCACGGCGATGACGTCCGCCCGATCGGTGAGGAAGGTCGGGATGCCCGGCTTGGCGGACGTCTCCCAGCCGTCATAGGTCTGGCGGATGGCCCCGGCGATCTTGCCGTATGAGTCGCCCGCTGCCAGCCCGTCAGTGATGACCTTTTCGAGCACCTTGCGGGTGGTCTCGTTGATCCCGACGACGCGCTCAGCTGCGCGACCGTCCAGCCACGTAACCGCACGAGGGTTACTGAGCGTGAAGGTCTCGTCGATGTCGAGACTCATGGACTGCCAGGTGCCGCCGGCCAGCATCGCGGCCTCAAGCGCCGCCTGGATCGGATCGGTGAAGAGCGACAGCGTGGCGTCCGCCGCCTCATTGAAGGGGATGTCCCAGCGGGTCACGGCCTCCCGCAGACGGCGATGGATGTTCGGGGCCTCCAGCCGTGCGGCCTCATTGGTCGGGAAGCCCGCGCCGGTCTGGACGAGGTGGCTCAAGAAGGCCTTGCGCTGGGCGGTGAAGGCGACCCGGAGAGAGCGAGCCAGAGCCTTCTCAATCGGCGTGAGGGTCTTTACCTTGCCGGTGCGAGCGTTGGCCCTCTGCGCCTGTCCTACAGCCTCCAGCACGGCATCCAGCGCGTGATCCAGGTTCACCGCGAGCCTGAGGTTGGCGAGGAGGAAGATGGCCGTCATGAGGCCACCGCCGCGGTCATGGCGCGGATGGCTTCCTTCAGCTCCCGGGACGCCTCTGCCAGATCAGGCGGGACAGGTCCCGGGACAACGGGCGGGACAATCGGCGGTGTCCCGATTGTGGCCGTGGCCAGCTCCTCGTTATCAGGGAAGAGCTCGTCAAGCATCTCGTCGATGTCCTCGAGACCGAGAGCAGAGAGGAGCAACCGGCTGACCGTCTTGAGATCCATCGTGCCGGCGAGGGTGCCCTGCGAGTTGCCCAGTGTGGCGGCGCGGACGATCGCGGAGATCCGGCCGTCAGTATCGCGTTCCAGGACGGACGGGAACTCGATGACGATGCCGCGGTCCATCGGCTCCCCACCTTCCTCGGAGGGATCGGGGTTCAGCTCCACCTTGCGCTCACCGGAGAACGGGTCGACGATGATGTGCCCGTTGAGCATCCCGTTCACTCGGATGGCCGCCTGGTCAATGACGTAGTTGAGGATGTCCACAAGGACGTCCGACCAGAAGGTCTGGCGGTTGCGCATCTTCAGCTCGGTCGGCCGGTCCAGTGACTTCGCCGTCGCGAGGTTGCCAGTGGACACGTCGCCGGACATCATCGTTTCGGGGATGCCCATGCCAGCGGAGGCCATGAGCCAGAGCCGCCGGCCCTCGTCCGGTGAGGCAGTGGCGCCGCTGGTCTTGACCGGGTTCATCTCCCAGCCCTCGGCACCGACGAACGTGGAGGCTGTCAGCGGGGGCGGGTTGCCCTCCATCCGCGAGCCGTCTGACACGAGGGTCGTGGAGAGCTTGTTCTTGGCGGCTGCCACTCCGGCCTTGCCGCCCTTGGTCGAGAGGCTCCAGGCGAAGCGCGAGAGGGCTCGGTGGATCGAGGCATAGTCCTCCAGATCCTCCTTGACGGCGCGGGCCCAGTCGATCGCGCTGTAGATCTCCGGCACGCCGAAGTCCATGTCGGCCAGACCACCAGTCTTGACGTGGTAGATGGGCGCGTCCCAGTGGATGTCCAGCTGGCCGAACTTCGGGTTCTGCTTGTCAGGCTGGTATTTCCAGTCCGGGTAGTAGGCGCTCATGGTCTTGGTCGTGACGGTGCCCACGTCCGGGTCGACGTCCTTCACCGTCCAGGTGCGGTGGTAGAGCCAGGGCTCGTTCTTGTTCTCCGGGTTCTTGACGATGTCGCTGATCTCGTCGACGTTGATCGTGCCCACTCGCACGAAGCCGGTGCTCATGTTGGTGAACAGGACGAAGAAGAGGTTGGACTCGACCTGGAGCTGGCGCTCCCTCATGAGCCGGGCGGCATGGCCGGTGAGCTCCTGAGCATTCTGGCGGAAGTCGATGAATGCCTGGATCACGTCGTTGACCGGGTGGGCCTTGGCAGTGATGTTCACGCCCTGGCCCCAGACGTAGTTGGTCTGCACCTCCACGCCGTTGTGGATCAGCGGGTTCTTGAGGTAGGACAGCCGGGCGATCCGGATGAGCTTCGCCAGACCGTCGCGGCTGAACTCCCGCTGCCCGGCGAGTGACTGGCGCATCCAGCCGGTGTCCTCGAGGGCCAGCTCCAACTCGGCGAACCGCTCCGAAAGCAGCTCGATCGTCGCGTCCGCCTGGTCGCGGACAGTCGCGACCTCCATCGTGGCGCGGGCGATCTCCGCGTGCATCTTCGAGGCGGGGACCATCTCCACGCCGCGGGCCTCGCGGGTTGCGGCAGGAGCGGTTCGCCGGCTGGTCATTGGATCAGGCCTCGCGGGCGGCGCGGATCATTCGACGAGCCTCGACCTTGGAGGTGCCCGGCTTGATTGCGATGCCGAGACCCTTGGCGATCTCAGTGAGCGCCGGCATCTTCAGCTCGGTCAGGTCGTCTACCGGCTCCTCCGCCGGCAGCTCGTCGTTGGCCTCGGGAACCTTCGGGTTGTTGATGGTGACGTGGACCTCGGTGCGGCCCACGGTTGCGGATGTCGCCGGCTCTTGGAGACGAACGATCTCGCCGCCGGTCGCGAGCTTCATGGCCTTCTCCGGCACGCACTTCGGGCAGCCGTTGTCCTGCTCGATGGAGTCGATGGAGCCGGCCTGGGCCTCGACGTGCTCGAAGGTCTGGCCGCACTCGGTTGTGATATGGCCCTTCTGATTGACACCGGAGATCCGATGCCACCAGTCCGGACCCTTGACGAATGGAGCTGTATCCACGGCGTTACTCCTCAGTAGGGGCTGATTTCAACTCGGTCGTCATACACGACACCCTGATCCTCATAGACAACCGGGGCTTGATAGAAGGCCAAGAGCAGGGCGTCAGCATCATCGGGCGAGCGGCCCAGTCGTTTGCGCACCTGCTCCTTGGCTTCAGCAATGATCCGGCCAGACCGGCGCTCGATCTGGTACTTCGTGGCGACGAGCTGGGCGATCACGTTGTCATCCACGCCGGACAAGTCCCACTCCTTGTCCCGGGACAACTCCCGGCCGATCGTCCACCAGATCTCCGCCCGGAGGTTGACGAACCGCTCCGGGTCCGATGACTTCTCTGCCACGTTGACGCCGACGATCTCCACGTCCAGTCCGGCTTGCCGGCACAGATCCCGGAGGTGGCCGGCGATGCCGTGGCCCACTCCGATCGTGTCGATGTTCACGACATGGGCGCCGGTCTCCCGGATGGCGAACATCACCTTCTTGACGATGTTCTCCGGGTCCGCCGTGTGATCGGTCCACGTCGCGCCGGCCTTATTGCCCTTGCGCTCACGGATGACGGAGTAGTCCCCGCCGGCACCGACGTCCACGCCGAGCACGGACGGGCCGGCGGACATCTCCTCATCCTCGAGGTGCTGGCAGGCGAGCACGTCCTGATACCGCACGAGGCTGTCAGCGGCGGCCACCGGGAACTCGCCCTTGACCTTGGACATGTAGAGCGGTGAGTCCTCGCCCCATTCCCTGCGCCGCTCCTCTACCCAGAGCTTGCTGACCAGCCCCTCGCTGACGATCTCCGGGACCTGCTCGCCTGTGAAGTTGGGCGTGTCGAAGGCGCTGATCTTCATGACGTTCCACCCGCTGTCCGGTTTGCAGATGGTGGCGAAGTACGAGGCCGGATCGTCTGGGTTGCCGATCGCCAGGATGCGGCTGTCCTCGTTGGTCGTGAGGGTGATCGCCGCATCGAACAGAGACTTCGGCACGCCGCCGGCCTCGTCGACGATGACCAGGACATACCGGGCGTGGATGCCCTGAAAGGCGCTCTCGTCGTAGTCGTTCGGCTTGCGGCCCATGCCGACGAGCTCCTCACCGATGTACCACTCGGTCTGATTGAGCCGTCCGATGAGGTGACCGCGGCGGTGCGCCTTGCCGATCTCTCGCCAGAGGATGACGCGCACCTGGCCGAATGACGGGGCGGTCGAGATGACGAAGGCGTCACCCGGCTCATGAGTGGAGAGCCACCAGGCGGCGATGCGGGAGGCGGTGAAGCTCTTGCCGGCACCGTGGCACGACTGGACGGCCGTGGAGCGGTTGTCTCTGACGGACTGGGCAATGGCCGCCTGGGATGACCAGAGGTGCTCACGGAGCTTCACAGTGACCCACTCGACGGGGTTGGTAATCGGGGTCACTGAGCGGCGGAGCTTGATCCTTGCCGCTGCGAGGGCCAGGACGGTCCGCTGTGTCTCGTGAGGGAGCCTTGCGAGGGTGACGGTCACGCCGCGGAGATTACTTCAGAAAATGCACCCTGACAAGGTGACATGGGTGAATTGAGCCCGTTTATTCAGGGGGCGGTGGCAGTGGAGGCGGGCCCGATCACCTGGAACGGTGCCGGCGTCGGCTGCGCGGCGGCCAGTAGATAGGTGAGGGCGAGCAGAGCCACGACCGAGAGGCAGAGGGCCCGATGGTGGAGACGTTGCCGGCGGCTCATGCCTTGCCCTCCGCCAAGATCCGCTCAACTTCAGCCATGACCTCGTCGACCGGTGCCCCGATGTCGGCGGCGATCCGGTCTACCTCGTGCTTCACGTCGATCGACATGTCCACTCGGACGTTGTCGCGGTACTTCTCCGGGCGGAGTGACTTCAGCAGGAACATCACCAGAAGGTCCGAGCCGTGGACGGCCGCCTGCACCTGATGGCCGTTGCCGTCGTACTGCGCTCGCTGGCCGATGGCCCGGTTCCGTGCGACTGCCTCCAGGGCCTCGATCGCCTCTTCCCTGGCCACGTCGAACCGAGAGGCGAAGGTCGGATCGGAGGCGAGCCACTCGTAGACCGACGTTCGAGGGACGTCCGCGGACTGGCAGCTCAGTCGGATGTTGCCTGTGTCAGCGAGCACCTTGAGAAAGGCGTCCTGATTGAGCCGACGCTTGGCTGCCATCGGGGTCTCTTTTTTGGGCGGTACGGCCTGGCGCGGAGAGCCTGGCGAGGTACGGGCCTTCTTGCTGGCCTGGCGTGTCGGTGTACTGGGCGCTGGGGTGTGTGGCGTGCTCTTGGGCTTTGTCATTGCAACCTACCTGACGGCGTGTAGAATAGAGGGATGAACGACTACAACGGGTTCAGTGGTGCTCAGCGTACTAAGGCAGGGGCTTGGATCAGGGCCGAGAGGGCGGCCGGGCGTCTGCTGCCTCGTCCAACTGAGTGTGTGGCGTGTGGTCAGACGGGGCTGGCGATGGATGACCACGCCGAGGACTACTCGGAACCGTTTGGCCTCCATACGATCGGGTTCCCTCTGTGCTGCAGATCTTGCCCTTGAAGTAGCGGGCCAGGACGTGATCCATCTCGTACTGCGAATAGATCGTGCCCGGCTCGTCACCAACGTCCGTGACCGCCCAGGACGGCAGCTGACGAACGTGCTCGCGGGTTTGGTCCCATTGGATGTATTCGCGGACATCGCCCAGCACAAAGAGGCTGGAGCGGAGCGGGACCGCGAACCACGTTAGGTCAGCCCAGTCGAGTTGGCGGTAGAAGTCCACGGTGTCGATGACCGACTGAGGGATCAGCTCCTCGTCGCGGAATACGACCTTGACGGGCAGAGCGCCGTATTCCTCTGCCACCTCCCGGACGAGGTGCAGGGTGACCAGTGAGTCCTTGCCTCCGCTGAACATCACGACCACGGTGTCGAAGAGATCGTAGATGTGCCGGATCCGGTCCTTCGCCGCGGTGAGGACGTCGATGTCGATGTACTTCTTCTGGCGGCTCACTTGTCGGCCGCGATCGCGAGGTTGATCCGGAAAGCGTGGGTCTCGTTGGCCGCCTCCGGGTAGCGGCGGCGGAGCTTCTTGAGCCAGTCCTGCCAGGCTGCCTGCTGAGCCTCGTCGTCGAAGATCAGGGCGTACATGACGACCGGGTTGCCACCCGAGGCTTTCCAGTCGGCCTGAGCCATCCGCTCGTCGAGATCGCCTTGATCGTAGCCGGTGCCGGCGAGGCTCGAGGAGCTGGCGATCTCGGAGAGGAGCTCCGTGAGGAGAGACTCGTCGTAGGTGCCGAGATCCGCGGTCCGGTTGTCCGCGACCATGAAGGCCTTTGCCTCCGCGTCCGTCATCTTCACGCGGTTCACGGCGACCTCAGACCAACCGAGGGCGATCGCTGAGCGGAGCAGGTGGTTACCTGCCACCACGAACCCAGACGAGTCCTGGACGACGATCGGCTTCTGCTGGCCGAACCTCTTGAGGCTCTCAGTGATCGCCCCGATGTCACCGTGTCGAGCGTTGCGAGGGTGAGGTTTCACTGATCCGATCGGCACGGCGAGGCCGGCGAGAGGGGGTGCGATATGTGAAGGCTTCATCACCTAGAACCCCTTGCATATCTACACGGCGGCGTGTAGTTTGTGCGTGGCGGCCGGAGATGCCGGCCAGACACCCCGGAGGGTAGCACCCATGAGCGTGACCGTGAAGCCCGAGCGCCGGACCCGAAACGGCTGGAGCAGCCCCTATGGCGACAGCCCGGAGCGGAGCGGTTGGTATGCCGAGATCGAACTGCTGATCCCTGAAGGCAAGGATGCCGGCAAGGGCGTGATCTTCCAAGTCTCCAAGCTGGACGGCGAGGGGCCCTGGACGATCGACGCGGCTTTCAAGAGCAGCTCCTCCATGCCGATGTGGATGAACGGCTTTGGAGCCCGCTACCTACTGACCAAGACCCTGAACGCAGAACTGGCGGCCGACCTGGACCGCCTGATTGGAGCCTGAGATGACGACGAACGCGCAGCTTGACGCGACCTTCGACCTTGCCGGCCTTGTGGCCGACGTGGCGGCCATCCCCGACGCGCCGATGGTCCCCGAGGCGGACGGCGTGAGCGGTCTCTGGCCCAACGAGCGCGCATATCTGAGCCTGATCCTGACCACGGTTAGCAAGCTGGCGACCATCTTCACCGAGACCGCCGATCGACCCCTGACCGGACGGATCGTGAAGGCTCTGTACTTTGCGGCGATCCCGAAGCTGGGCGAATACCCGCCCGCGCAGCTGGCCGGCGTTGAGATCATTGAGGCCCGGATGGGCCAGAAGGGCGGCAAGTGATGTACAGCGGAGACGAGCTCTACGGAGACGACGTGACCAGCGGGCGCGCTGAGGGCGAGAAGTGGCCCGAGCGCCATCCCAAGAGTCTGGGCGCCTGCCTCCCCGGGATCACTGACGGAGGCGAGCCGGTGAAGGCTCTTTGCCCGAACTGCCAGGGCGAGCTAGGTCTGGACGAGCGGGTGAGCCGGACGATCGGCATGAAGCTGATCCGCCGGCCGGCACCCGCCGGCACGAGCGGGCCCGCGGCCGAGCTCCTCTATGAGCCCGACACTGACCGCGAGGATGAGACCTTCTGGGAGACGTCCGAGACGATCGGGCTGGTCTGCCTGAGCTGCGCCCGAACCTGGCCGCTGGGCCCGGCACAAGGCATCGAGGAGCTGATCGTTTCCCTGGCCGTGGAGATCATCGTGATCGCCGACGACGGGGAAGATGCCGACCCGGACGATGAGCGTCCGTGCGGATGCCCGATTGACTACCACCTGGCCGACTGCCCGATCCGGACAGGACCGGCTGACGTCGATGACGTGGCGGACTACGACCGCCCAGAGCGAGACGACGACGAGAGCGAGGACGAGTGACATGGGCCTGACCGTGTACATCTTCCGGAGTGACTACGACTCCGAGCAAAACCTGTTCCATGGAAACCGCCAGCTGTGCATCGTGAACGTCAGCGGACCCAGCCATCCGGGCGAGGGATGCCCGCCGGCCATGCTGGTCCCCGGACACCTGCCCGGGACCATGCGAGTGGTGGCGGTCGAAGAGACCGGCCTTGACCAGTGGACCGAAGTCCGACCCGACCATTCCGCCGGCCCGATGTTCGGCGGGACGTTTGCCTACACCTCTGACGGTCGATGGCGCGGAGCCACCCCTGACCACGGACTCCTCGAGGCCGTGCCGATCCATGACCGCTTCGAGATCCAGACGAGGAATGACCGATGACGTACCGAGAACGCCGCGAAGCCCGGGCCGAGCGGCTCCGGGGCTGGGCTGAGAAGAGCCAGGAGCGAGCTGACGCCGCGCTCAAGACCAGCGATGCCCAGCCGTACCGCCATGACATTGCATGGCTCACACAGCCCGGACATATCCCCGGGCGTACCGAGACGTTCGAGCGCGAACACCGCGCCTACCAGAGTCTCGACAAGGCGGCCTCGATGGAGGCCCGGGCCGCCGGCATCGAAGCCCAGCTCGACCGGGCGATCTACTCGGACGATCCGGACGCGGTCGAACGGCTCGAGGCCAGGGTCGCGGAGCTGGAGGCGAAGCGGGACACGATCAAGGCGGCGAATAAGGCAGCTCCGCGCCGACGGCTCTACCCGCATGACGGACAGACGCCTGAGCAGATGGCTGAGTCAGACCGGATCCCGGCCTACGCGCTGACGAACCTCACCGCGGAGATCGCCCGCAACCGCAAGCGCCTCGAGCAGCTCAGGAAGGGACCGCCTGTGACGTGGTTCCACGCGAGCCGGCGAGACGCTGACGTCTGCTACAAGTGCGACTTCCGCCGAGCCGACCATGACCTCCACCCGCGGTCAGAGCTGCTGATCTGCCCGAACCCGGACGGGTCGAAGAGGGTGCTGAATTAGGCTTGCATATCTAAACGTAGGCGCGTAGAATACTGGCAAGGCCCCGGGGAATGAGACCCGGGGCCGCCAGTGACGGAGAGCCCGATGACAATGAGCCAGACGATGAGCACCGACGCCTTTCTGACCCTGCCGATTGAGCGGGTGTCCCCGAACCCCGACCAGCCCCGCAAGACCTTCGAGGTCGGACCGCTGGAGGAGCTGGCGGAGTCCATCCGAGCGATCGGGATCATGGAGCCGCTGATTGTCCGACCGGTGGCCGGCGCCTACCAGATCATTGCCGGCGAGCGCCGATGGCGAGCAGCTGGCATCGCTGGACTGACCACCGTGCCGGCGATCGTCAAGACCGGAGTGGTCTCCGATGACACCGCGTTTGAGCTGGGGCTGATCGAGAACGCCTTGCGCCGGGACATGAACCCGGTCGAGGAGGCGGAGGCGTACCAGAAGCTCCTCGAGACCGGGCTGACCGTTGAGGAGCTCTCGACGCGGACCGGCAAGAAGGCCGCCGCGATCCGGACCGCCCTGACCCTGCTGAAGCTGGAGCCCGGCATCCGCGAGCTTGTGGCCAAGAGGCACCTCACCGCCTGGGACGGCGGACGGCTTGCGACCCTGAGCTGGAGCGGTCAGACCCGGGCGCTTGACACGATCAACCGACACGGCCTGACCGGGAACGATCGGGACCGCGTGATCGGCCAGGTCTGGCTTGCGGAGCACGAGCAGCCGATGTTCGGTGAGGGCGAGCTGGAGGCCCCGGAGACGAACCGGAGTGCAAACGTGCGGGCCGACATGGAGCGCGCGATGAGCGCCCTCCAGCGGGCGCGTGCGGCACTCCAGGACTGCATCCCCGACGCGCTGACCGTGGAGCTGGCCGAGGCGGCGAGCCGAGAGATCGGCGCGATCGTCAAGGTGACTCGGCAGGCGAACGTGGCGAGGCTGCTGGTCTAACTAACTGACAGCGTGTAGGATTGGAGCCATGAACAAACGAACACCCGTGACCCTGGCAGAAGCGGCTGAGGCTCTCGGACTCAACCCGTCCACGCTTCGAGTGCAGATCCGTAACGGCAGACTCAAGGCCCAGAAGATCGGAACCGCCTGGTTCGTGACCGGGGCGGAGATTGAACGGTATCGCGAGCAGAGTCTCGGGAACGCCGGCCGGCCGAAGGGCACCGCCTGACCCCTCTAGACATACCGAAGCCCCCAGCGAGCCGGGTGGACAACCGGAGCCTGGGGGCTTCTGTCTGGTCAGCGTAACCTGAAGGCGGTTACTCGGTCAAGAGGGGGAGCTGGGCGATCGGGGCGGCGCCTTCCTGGACCGTGATCTCCACGCCGTTGACTCCGCGGACATACCGGAAGTCGACGACCCTGCCAGCTGATCGTATGAACCGGGTGGAGTCACCCGCGATGACGCCGGCCCGGACGAGCCCATCGGTGAGCGGCTTGCTCGAGGCGACGGCGTTGTCCCAGTCTCGCTCCGCCCGGTCCTCGACGATGAAGATCATCGAATAGTCCGAGACGTAGGGGATCGGATCGGTGCAGCGATAGAGGGTCGGGACAGGCTTGCGGCGCCGACCTTCGGCAGGGATGCCAGGGCGATCGACCACGAGCGGCCACGACGAGCTGGCCATCGCGTCCTGAGCCGCGAGTCGGGCGATCTCGACCCACTTCTCGACCCAGCGGGCCAGCTCCCACTTGTTACCTGGCCGGGCGTTCGGAGTCGGTGGCCGCCCGGGGATCTCGACGGTGAGGGTTCTCATCGCTGTCGCCAGTCCATCTTCGGGCAGCGTTGACACTCGCGATATTCACGCGGCGGCCGGAAGAGGAGTACGCCGTCCGCTCTCCTGAAGGTTGGGTTGGAGGGCTCAGTCGGATCGACTTCCCACTCACCCCAGTCATGCCCGATGAGTCGGCAGATCAGTCGACGCCGGCGTCGCCGGAGCTTGCCGCGGGTGCTCACGACACGTCCTCCATCGCCGTGTATGTCGCGATGGCCTTGCCGCAGGGCTTCTCGGGATCATGCTCGGTAGAGTCCGGGACGCCACAGAAGCGGCAGGGGTGATCGCCGCCGTCCATGCGAAGGACACGCCGGAGCGCCAGTCGGGCCTCAACCTGAGCGGCCTGCCGATCCCCTCGCTTTCGCATCTCGTAGAACCGTCCGACCGTCAGAGCGTGCCATGCGATCGGGTCGTGGAGGATCGCCAGCTCCAGCTCGGGGTCACCGACGAGGGTTACCGCCTCCATGCTCGGGAACTCCTTGAGGATGGCGTCCGCGATGACGCTGGTCGTCTCGGGGCGGAGTCCGTAATCCCCGGAATTGACCGCGGCGGCCGTTACCGTTTTGATGATGAAGTCCCGGATATCCGGGGACTTGATCTCGTTCGTCACTTTGTCACCTCAGAAGGGTGCGCCCGGCCAGTGTCCACTCCAGCCGGGCGCGGCGTGGTCTAGTTGACTGCGCGGAGCTGGCCCGGCAAGAGATCGCCGTCCTCTTCGTCCGCCTTGCGGGTGAGCTGATCCTCCATCGTGGTCTGATGGCTCTCCATGACCAGCTTGGCGTTGGTGCCGACCTTGGAGTGTGCCAGGAGGAGCGAGAGAGCCGGCATCGTCGTCTCGGGCGCCAGGAGCGTCATGAACGCTACCGGGGCGCCGTTGGCGTCGGTGCGGAACCTGATCCCCACGATGCTGTAGCCGTCGCCGAGGCCTTCCTGGGCGAAGGTCACGTCGAATGAGTCGGAGTTGAGCTTGCCGGCCAGGGCGGCGGCCGACTCCGGGACGAGCTGGAACTGCACCTTGCCGGTCGCTCCGCTCTCCGTATTGCCCTTGGAGACCGAGACCGAGAGGCACGTTGCCATGATCTCGATCTTGTCTGGAGACTTCAGTTCAGTCACTTGTCACCTCGTTTGGGTTACCTCGATGGACCGCGGCGCTAGACCATCGGCAACTCCTCCCCGATCAGGCGGCCGTGCTCTTCTCGAGGACCGCGGCCATGCGCGATGGGCCGGCCGTTCTTGTGCTCCAGCCAGAGGGATGCAAGCGCCTCGTGGGAGGCTGCTGGGGGGCTGTCAGACGCACGGAGCCGCGCGTTGCAGCTGCAAGTGAGCGTAGAGACCTTTTGCCTTTTCCCGCTCGCCAGACGGCGTGCGAAGCGGATAGCCTCGATGACGTGCGGTCGGCGGGCCAGGGCGGCGGCGCGGGCCAGGGCAACCGGTGACCCGGGCCCCATCTCGTACCGGACAGATCGTGCCTTCGGAGCTCGTCCGCGTGCCGGCGGCTTGCCGTACTCGCCGGGCCCGATGGCGCCCTTGCGGCGGAGGATCTTCACGACGTCATGGATCGTATTGGTCGTGGTCCCGAGAAACTCCGCGGCGCGAGCCTGGGTGCCAGTCGATCGAAGGGCCTCGAGGACTTCGGCTTGGCGGGGAGAGAGTGCGGCCGGTCCGATCGGCTTGATGACCAGGGGAGACGAAGCCCCTGCCCCGGAATGGAGATCGCTCCGTCGCTCCGAGGAAGCTCGACCGGCCGTGGTGATTGTCGTCTGAACGTCTGTCATCGTGCAACCGTCCTTTGGTATGTCCATCCCAGCTGGGCACGACGCAAGGCCTCAACCGCTGGGGCCCCGATGGCGACCAGAACCGATGAGTGATCTGGCCGTCCTGTGAAGCCGTCTAGGCGGACGAAGTGAACCCGATCCTTGAGGAAGGTTATGGCGTCTGCCTTGTCCGCGACCCGCTGCCACCAGCGCGTCTCCGTTCGGGCGGCCAGAAGCGAGATCCCGTTGGCGTGATCTATGAACCGCTCGATCCAGATGTCGATACCAGGACCATAGGGCGGGTTCATCCAGACGAGCCCCGACCACTCGCAGGCGAGCGCATCCTCCTCGAGCGAGAGGAACCGGCGAGCCGGTATCCAGGGGAGACCGCCAACGGGAGAGGCGACGTCGAGATCGAAGGTGACGCCGAGAGCATTGAAGATGGAGGGCGGCGTATACCACTCCGTCGTCGCCCCGACCTGTGACGTCCAGCGGCTCACTGCTCAGTCCCAGGCTGGTTCATCGGGATCGGTGCGTTCTCGGCAGAGAGCCAGTCACTGCCCATCCGGACGAAACGGCTATCACGGTTCAGCGACCGACGGACCGTGTCGATCGACGCCCCGAGCAGCTGGGCGATCATGGAGGTGGACATGCGCCCGGAGCCGATCGCTTCGAGCGCCCGGTCTGCCACCGATGCACCTTGCCGGGAGCCGACCTCCGCGACGTAGTCCGCGGTCTCGAAGGTGGCCGTTTCAGGCGCCTGGCCTTCAGGGGACCAGACCAGTCGATAGGTGATCGGCCGGTAGATCTTGGAGTCGTTGACCTTCGCGTGGCGGAGTGAGCAGGTGACGTCATCCTCGCCGCGTGCGGCCTCGCGGAGCTCCCAGACGGACCGGGCCGCATTGACCTTGTACACGCTGTTGCCGTGGATCGCCATCCGACCGTCCAGGCGGGTGACATAGGCGCCCGAGGGAACGGTCAGGCAATAGACCATGCCCTCGTAGGGTACGAGGCTCGATGCTCTGTCCGGCCGGAACCAGGTCGAGCGTTTCTCCGTGATGCTGACGTGGTAACTCCGATACGGTGCGCCTTTATAGGTCGAGAGGCGAAGGTGCACGTCAGCGTGCAACCCGAGGAGGATGGCGAGTCGCTGGACATCGTCGGCGAGTCGTTCGGACTTCGTGGCATATGTCCAAGCCGCCGGACCGTTCTGGTGCCCATCGCCCTCCATGAGGGCATCCAGGAGCAGTCGTTGTTGCGGCAAGGCCCACCTGAAGACCTCGGGCGGTAGGAACTTTGAGCCAGCGTCAACACCGAAGGTACGCAGGCGAGCCACCAACTCCGGCTGTCCGTTAATCACGAAGTGAGTGATTGGCTTGCCCGGTCGTTGGTACGTCTTCTCCCAACCGTCCGGGAAGAGGCGCCTCAGGAGCGGTCGCATCCGCGATGCAAAGGGCTCCGTCACGCCCATCCGAACCGCCGATCCCGACGCCGATCCCTCCGCAATGTACCAACCAAGGAACGTGGCCCAGTCGCGATCTACAGCGGCGCCCGGCTCGTCTGGTGATTCGCCACTAGCCGCGAGCAGCCAATCGGCCGACGTGATCTGATCCGCTTGGACGAAACGCCAAGGTGATCCGATGGCGGACGGCCAGCCCGGCGAGACGATCATGCGATGGTTTGGGGTGACGAGAGCGTTGGACACCTTCGTCGACCACTGGTGAAGCTCGCCCGCGAACGGGTAGGCGTGGTAGGCGGTCGGTCGTTCCCATCGGTATTGGGTTGTCTCGGGATCGAAGGCCAGCACGTCCGTCTCAGGATCGAGTCGGTCATGGGTGAGCCATCCGTTCCGGGTCAGGACTTCCGTGTCGGCGGCATAGCAGCCGTATGGCCCGTCAGAGGGGGCCGGTCCGCCTCGTTTGGTGAACACCGGCTTCTTGACGTGGTCGATGACGATCACGGTCAGGTCCGAGCCCAGAGCCCGGATCGCCTCGAAGAACCGGAGGGCGCCCTCGTTCGCGTCGCCGTAATCGCCCATGCTCCCGATAGCCGCGCCGGCAGAGTCGATGACCACGAGCACCGTGCCTCGCTTGGCGATCTCCACTGAGAGCTGCTCCGCGTCATCCGCGAGGGGCGCGGTGCAACGTCGGTAGGCGATGCGGGGAGGATCGAAGCCCATGCCGGTCG